CATCGCCTCAAGCTCTCCTTCCCTAAGCTTATGCTTCGCATCCATAAGCTTATGCTTCGCATCCATCTCAACCCCCCTTTTGGTCAACGACTCACCCATCGCCTCAAGCTCGACCCCCATTCCGGTTATCATCACATGCCTCTCCTTTAGCAAATTCCCAAATTCTAAACTAATCGACTCATCTTTCGCATCAATATCACATACTTTATTATTATTTTGCAGAATACAAAGTGTTTTATTCACTATTAACAAAATTTCACTCAGTGGGTTTTTTTTCATCGAAAGTTTAATGTCGTCGAGAACTGCTTCTACAAGTATGTTTAAAGGTTGGTTGGTTGCTGGATAATCGAGCTTAATGCTATCTAAAACAAGGGCAACTATTTGAATTTTATCTTCAATTGTAATTATAGACATCTTTTAACTTTGGTTTTGATTTTGATTTTGATTTTGATTTTGATTTTGATTTTTTTAATTTTTTTAATTTTTTTAATTTTTTTTTAATTTAAAAAAAATTAATTATCATGGATTTTTTTAACCGAATTTACATCAAACTACAATAGTCTTCACATCAGCAAGATATTGTATTCATAAAAAAATGATTTTAATTGATTTTTTTAACCATTGATTAAACCATACATGTCACCATCGTACGAGTTAATAGAACGTATTACTCCAAATGTCTGGATCGCTTCTTTTCGGAATCAAAAGGTAGTATACAAACTAATACAAATCGATGGTCTGCAGGAGGTTGAGCTTACTAAAATTGCATCGAAGGCGAAGATAGGACCAGATTATGTTGAGGTTATGACAACCGAACAATATGATACGGTTTTGATAACAACTTATTACGACGAAACATTGACACAGTATTTGGATAAACCCAAAAACATGATCAAACTAACCTTACAAGAAATAACAATCCAGTTGTTCGAGCTATTAAAATCCTGTGCCGAGTCGTCTATATCATACTGTGATCTTCATACTGGGAATATTGTTGTAGACAACAAGACACAAACATTACGTTTAATCGACTTCGGTAGGCCCAATTCCTACCATAGGTATTCGGGTTCTGATCATATCCTACAAGCAGCGTATGAACATACACTTAGGTTACGTGGTGAATTTGGGTCCAAGTTTTCAATCAAACAATCTATGGTTCGAAGAATTGTATTAAAATATTTAAAAAACACACACAACTTCACCCCAAAACCGACCGTCGTCGAAATTGCCCAAGCAAAAGCATCTAGCGAACAAAGAGAACACGCACTGAAAAGAATCCAACAATTAAAATTGCGTTGATTTGTTCGTACATATATCCGATTTTTACACCCGTGAACATTTAAAACGCCACTTTTTTTATTTTGTATAATTTTTATGACAAAACAGAAATCAACAGATTATAAGAAAACAGTAGTTTTATATTACTTAAATAATCAGGTATCATACACCGATGTTTGTAAAAGTTTAGAAAGAAAAACAAAAGTGAATATATCTCATAAAGTTAGAAAAGTATATTTGAATTATGTTATCATATTACTTAAGAAAAACGAACAAATAACTATTAGTATTTCTTTCGTTGTTTGAAGCATGTTTATACACCATTTTTAATTTTTTAATTTTTTAATTTTTTAAATTTTAATTTTTTAATAATTTTCATTTTTTAAATTTTAATCTTCATAAAACACATAACATCAAAATCAGAAGCTGTAAATGAAAATCGTTAAAAAAAGGAAGGGGGGAAGAAAGAAAGTAGTTGACGAATTCTTATCAAACGAACATCGTCGTAGTCAACATAGAGAATCGGAAAAAAGAAGAAGAAAAAAAGAAAATCACAATTACCTTAGATTGAAAACAATTATTGGTGCAGAGGATGATGTTGATAAGGCTCGTGTGTTGGCTATGGCAGGGGATTGCATTACGAAGTTAAAGCAGAGGATTAAGGATATAGAACAAATCCCAGTATTAAATTTTGAGGATATGACAACTACTAGTACAACAGACGACAATCCTCCACCCCCCAAAGAACCAATACTATTGAGTGATTATTCGTTCTTATTAGCACCAGATGGAGCACAATGTATTTAATTTACAAATTAGTTGCATTATTTATTTTTTTATTCTTTATATTTTTTCTTCGCGTTACCATCATAACCAACAGCGTAACCTTGTTGTAGCATCCAATCATTTACATTCATACCATCGAACCAGACCTCTGCCAGTACTCTACCATACTTTTCTCTCTTGATTCCACGCAATTCAATAACCTTTCGGCCTACCAATGATTGGAGTGCGTCTCTTGATCTTATGGCTGCTCTCTTTTCACCAACAAACTTGGTACGTATCTCGGGGGCATCGATTCTGGCCAAACGCACGCTGAATTTATACATCCTTCTATCAACTCTCCCAACAATTGTGATCGTATCTCCATCATAAACCTTAAGCACGCGGACAAAACGTAGGGGAGGGGTGAAGGTAGGGATAGTCGATAGATTGATGTCTGAATATAGTCGCTTTGCACGATATACTCTAAGCATTCGTACACATTCTTTAAACCAACCAATCATATAGCATTGATTTAAAAAATAAAAGTAAGCACAAATCGATTAAGCAAAGTATTGTTCAATATCCACGAAACCATCGACTTTGTTCTTGTATTGGCGTTTCTTCAGAATACGTTCCTTCTTTGCCTTGATGATAATATCCTCAATACCCCCCAACGGGTTCTCGGGCATGAAGAGGGAGAGTAATTGCTCGAGGGGTTTCTTGATTTGATGTTCTACATAATGGAGATAATCAAGAACCAAATTATGTTCTTTCACAAATTCAGGTGACTCCAAGGCCTCGCCTGGACGAGGTGTTTTTAAATCCAACCTTTCGACAAAACAATAGGCCATTCTGTCATTGGATTGAGGTGCATTACCTGGATCCCGAAGCGTAATACGATCGGCCAATACCTTGTGAGGTATAGATTGAGGATTCTTATACTGTGACCGAAGGGTAACTGTGATGATGAATGCCTCTAATTGTTTCCTACCCCCCAGAATATCTTCTAAGGTTCGTCGTGCCTCCATGATAACCGAATGGATATCATTCTTCATCTCTAAGTTATTCTTTAGAATGTCTTGAATCGTGGGAAATAGTCGAGCAATCATGTCGCCATAAACTTCCTTAACAATTGGGGCAGAATCACGTCGTTTCATCGCATCCCCCATGGTGATCAACTTACCAACATCATCCTTCGCTTCGTACTTCCTACCAATATACCGTTTACGGTTTAGCATTCCGAATGGATAGTAGACCTTTTCGTATTCCAACACAAGTGCTGGTAGATTCAATGCCTCTGTGATACGTTCGGCCATCACAATACCTTGGTCGATCGCTTCGCTGAGTTGATTGGTACGTGATTTGGTTGATGGAGGACCTTTGATGAAGATACTATCCGTATCACCATAAATACATTCATGACCCTCGTAATTTGTTTCTACGAAGTTTTTACTAAACATCAAGAACTCTCGACCAAGGGCTGTCGTACAACTAGCGAGGGGGCGGAGGTAGATGTTACTTGTGAACGCTCCCGTTTGTCCATATACCGAGTTACAGGTTATCTTCAAAGCCTGTTGTTGACCGTCCAACACCTGTTTCATGAACGCATTCGTCTCAGACTTCATCATCTTCTTAACCGCCTTACGCTCGTTTAGCAAATGTTTTAAAATATTGGGTACAACCCCAGGTTTACCAGGTACAGATGCCCATCGGTACGTAACCATACGGCCATCTTCCTCAAATTCGACATCTCGGTACGAAACATTGGGTAGATTGTTATACCGTTCATCTACTACTAAGGTATCGTGGGATAGATTGGCCGCGATTTGAGAGGATGGATACAGGGATGCGAAATCCAATACCGTGATCGGGGTGTCGTAGTATCCGGGTACCATGTTCAGTACGATCGCACCTTGGTACTTACCCTCAGGTCGGGGGAGGGTTCGATCCTTGGTTGGGATCGCAAACCCCTCATTTGCACAATACTTCGCTACAAGGGAGAATATCTTTATCCCCTGACCACGGAGGAAAATGTAGGAAAGCGGGACACAACAAACAGCAGCCATCGCGATGTTGTTTGTTAGCAAGCACAATCGATCGATCAGTAGATTACACAGCGCACAATCCTGAATACAATACGTAGCAATCCTCTTCCGGTCATCGGCATCACCTTCCTGGAGGGCAAAAATCTCATTTGGTTTCACATCTTCTTTTTTTTGCCCCGTGAAATGTTCGGCCACGTGATCTAATTTCCAACTAGTCAATTTCTTCGATGCATCGGCTTGGAGTACCTTCATGACATCGAGGGAAACGATACCCGGGATATCGATACGATACAACATATTGTCCCCCAATCCAGATGATATGAGCTGTTTTTCAACATAAACAGCTGGTCCGTTGCGTAGCCAACTCAAACCCTCCAACAACTCATCCTCAATGTCGAACATTTCAGCTCGCTTATAGAGATACCGCATATCGAAACCGTAGATATTGTACCCGGTTAGGATGTGGACGTTCGATCGTTCGATGAAACGCACCCATCCTAGAATCATCTCATCCTCTGTGTCGTACGACTCAACAATCGCGCCCTCAATGGGTGAACAATCGCCAAGAGTGGCAACGTACCTAAGCATCGAGTCATCTATCCCATAGGTTGTGATCGTGGTCCCGATTTGGATAATATGATGATCTGGTTTATCAAATTGAGGAAATGTACCATCCCCGCTACTCGTACACTCTAAATCAAAACTAGCAATATTCAGCTTAGGTTGGGTGGTTATGTTTGTAGCTGGTCGAATGTTTTGATAATCTACCTCAAACTCATACCTTGCCTTCGATTCCCCATTACGAACTACGTAACGTGCATTATCCATACTCAGCCATCCACAGCTCAATATATCTTGAGTGTGCATCATACGTAACATTGGTTCTAGATCCGAATCATATGCAGGTAGTAACCAATCCTTCTTCGCTCCACTTGGATCCAAGTATCTAGGTTCCACGGGATCCGTAAGTACCTTTCGGAAACGGTAAAAAGTCATCATGTCGTCGAATTGAAATTCCAAGAACCTAAATTCTTGGTTATTCGTAAATCCATCGAAGCGACGGAATTTTTTTAACTGCTTTCGACAACACTTCTTGAACGCACTGTAAAGATATTTTTTTTTAATTTTGTTAATGAATCTTCCTACATCATCCGTGGTCCATGATTCGGGGATTTTTAAACGAATCAATGGTTTAAAGTTCGTGATCTTCACACTAACACTCTCACCCTTCTCGGTCAACCCGAAACAGTAGACTGTGAATGGTAGTGGTTCGGGGCGATCCCCGTCACAATCAATCTCGTCATTAACTATAGAGCGTTCGGTCGTCCAATCGTAGGTATAAAATGTACACTTAGACATAATGGTTGTTGTCTCGTGTTTATATTGTGTTGATGAAAATAATCAATATAATTCATTTTTTTAAATATCTTGTGTATTATTGTTCTTTTACAAATGGCATGCAGTGATTCTAAGGATTCTTAATGTTAGGACCGTAGATATTAAAAAAATGAAAAATGTAAGAAGAATAAGGCTATGATATAGGTTGTAATAAAATATAAAGTATAGTCATGAGTTCATCCGATGAATGGTGTGTTATTGAGTCTGAAAAAGAAGGAATAGAAAAAACAGCTGAAGACGTTGTTGTAATAAATCCTTTAGTAATTTATGAAGAGGATGTAAAAAATGTTATTAAAGAATTGGAGTTTAAAAATGTGAAACTACATAAAGAGAGGAATAATAAGCATGAGCCAACCCCAACCTCTGAGCCTACGGTTGCTTCTGAGCCTACGGTTGCTTCTGAGCCTACGGTTGCTTCTGAGCCTACGGTTGCTTCTGAGCCTACGGTTGCTTCTGAGCCAACCCCAACCTCTGAGCCTACGAGTTTTATCAAGGTAATGAAGAGAAGAGCACTCATCTTACTTAATAAATTCTGTTCATGTGTTCGTGATGATGGTGATTATCTATAAATAAAATTATTATTTATTTTTGGTCTTGATTTAAAAAAAATATGAATAAAATTAGATCACTGATACAATGCATTATTTTTAAAACAACAATATTATAATGCAGTATAAAATATCTCACGATGCTTCGGACAATGATATAAA